TCCCCGCCGCTCCACACGCTTGGACGTGCCAAGCTAATGATATAACTACGCCCGGAAGTAACTTCGTAGAACAATCAGCGGCGTCCTCTGCCACTTCTGTTACTCTCACTAACTATGTCAGAACAACAGGAATTGCCGGCAACTTCACTTCCTCAGATATCATCCAAGTGATGTGCGCCGCTTACTAACTGCTTCTTCTCGAAAGGAGTCTTCTCATGGGCATGGACGAGTTTGTTAAGAGCGCGTTAGCGGTGGCTAATGATGCTCTGGAAACCGCGAATAAGGCCATGATCCAAGTTGCATGGCATGAAAAAGAGTGTGCCACATTTCGCGACACACTCAAAGAACGCCATGATGCTCATGAGAAGAGACTTGATGGTATTATGAAGATCCTATGGACTACTGTTTTTGGGGTTGTTGGAACACTAGTGACAGCTGTCGGGACGCTGTTGATGTTGGTATTAAAGCACTAGCGAACGCTAAAGCCCTCGTCTTCGTCAGAAAGGTATTTACCCAAACTCCGTCAACAATGACGCGGTATTGGATATCTACGCGATACCCAGTAAACTTCTTCTTTCTAATCTCTATCTTCATTTCCCTCCTCCAAAAATAACCGCCATTTCCAGCCTTGAGCCAAGTTTATTTACAGGGCGGAGCCTTTACGATAAACGGGAAGGCGTTCTGTATAGGGCTTCCCGTTTTCTCGCAGGCTGGATTTCTAATCGTCTCTCGGGCGGTTCTGAGCCGTGCGCTGGTGCGCTGGGGGAGGTACATCCGCCCCAACCCTAAAGGATTAGCCGACGAAGGTGGACTTCACCGTGAAGGAGAGAGTGCCGTCCGTGGCGCTGGTGGCCGGAGGGTTGATTCCGGTGCGGATGGCGTTCTGGATCGCCGTCGCGGGCGTTGGGGGAAGAAGCGTCAACATTTCCGCTTGAAGCGTGGCGAGGAAAGTATTCAGCCAAGCGGTCATAGGGCTGGCTCCTGTAGGAAGAGTTACAGCGTTGACGTTCGGAACTAGATCGGCCGTCCAAGTATAGACGCCGGAAATCAATTCCGCGAGGATGACAGATAGAGTTCCGTTAGCGGCAGTTGACTGCCCCGGAGCGAGAACGACAGCAAACTGCCTCGTCCGCGCAGTGAAGACGTAATCACCAGATACTACTGTAATTGACATCGGATTCTCCTATGGTTCTACAAATGTAGAACTAACGGTGAAGGAAAGAGTTCCGTCTGGATTGACAGTTGGTGTCACCATCCCTTTCTGGATTCCGATAGTTATCCGTTGGATAGCAGTTAAAGATGGCGGTGGGGTGACGGTGATTGGAGGGAGAATGCTGAGGAAAGTGTTGTTTAGGATTTTGCAAAGATAAAGCAAGAATCCCTTCACCGTTCCGTCAGCGCCAGGGAAACCGGAGAGACTGCCGTCCCCGAGGTTTACTAGAAGATCGCCGATATTTGTCCATCCGGCACCGGAAACGTTTTCCGCCAGGATAACGGCAGTTCCTTCAACACCGACGTTTCTACCCGGCCCGACGACAACCGCGAAGGTTCGATTTCTTGCGGTGAATTGGAAGTCACTTTGCCAAACTACTGCCGCTACCATTTTCTTCTCCTACGGAAGTGACAGCATCGGCACTACGCCGCTGCACTGATTTAGAATATGTGGTATTTCGACTTGGATATCTCGACCGAACTGCGCAAGCGTAGCAATTCCTCCGGAAGAAGAATTATTGAGGAAATTGATATCCTTCAAAAGCAACGTCCAACACGCCGCTCCTGCGCTGTCTCCGGTAGCGTTCGCATCCGCGAGCGCGGTCTGCAAATCCGAGGAAGTAAGCGAGGCTAGCTTTGTTGTGACCGGAGAGAAGTCCTTCAGAGGATTCCCGGTCAAGGTAATCGCACCGGACGGGGCGAAAGGGTCAGGGACTGTAATGCCTCCACAGGAGGACAGTGCAAGCGCGCATAGCGCCAGGGCGACGCGTCTCATGGCGTTGCCGTAGGCGGGGTGTTGTCTACCCCTGGAAAGAAGTAGTGTACCGCCAAAGCAAAGAAGCCCGTGAGCCCTGCGGCCTCTTCCGACGACATAGTGATTTGGAAGCGCGCGAGGATGCTTCCAAGAAGGACGGTAATGGCCGCACCGATAAAGGTGCTTCTGCCTGCGGCGGCGTAGGTGGTGTCCATTTTCATTCTCCTATTGTTTGCGACGAAATCTTTTGGTCCGACTTCGCCGCTACAGGAAAAGGATTCTCGAAACTCACTGTTTCGTTGACAGTTATCGTGTTGCCTTGACAAACGTAAGAATACGAATAGGCGTAATCTCCGACCGTGGTGCGGAGGGGGACAATCTTGGCTGAAAGGGTGTCGTCGGAAACGACCATGGAAGCCATAGAAGTGTCGCCTGGAGTCCAGGAGATTTTCTCGTCCTGGGCTAGATTGAACTGGTTTCCGCCCTTATCGTAGAACTTCGGAGTGTCTACAACAAAAGCATTATTCGGACAGGTTATCATTCTTCCATCTCCTTATAAACAGTACCGGACGGTTCCAGTACTTCCACGAAATTCGGAGGGACGATCTTCAATAAGCCCATCCGAGAAGCCTGCTCAACAAGTTTTGGAATGCGCTCACTTTGAACTTGACCGGAAAGGTGGTGGTACATTAGTTGATCGCGGACGCGGGGTGTGCCGCTGCGCTTCTGAATATTAAGCAAAAACTGGTGCAAGTCAAGGATTATATTCTTATCCCCCTTGCCGCCCATGGCCGCGAATACGTCGGGCATAGTGCCTTCGGCTTCAATCATCCAGGCGCGTGCGCGCTCGAAATCTTTTAAGGTAATACGAAGGGAAGTCCCACGCGATATTGAAGATATCATTGAAAGTTTCATAACGTGGATCATCCTTTCGTTGCAGTAATTTGCAAGGCGTGGATGCGTCGGCGCAGGTGCAAATCCTTGCTCGTGCCACCGGGCAATCGCTTCTTCCGCTTCTTCGCTCCATTGGAAGGCTCCAACAAGGTCACACAATTCTTTAAGATAATCTTTCATTTCGGAAGGAAAGAGGCCGAGTTGACGAGGACGTTTAAATTTTCCGCGGATACTATAATTCGGCCCTTCCTTTTGATAGATGATTATCATCCGCGCCATAAAGCCTTGGTCCCAGGCGACTTCTGGGAGAGTGTCTTTGAGGTATCCTGGAGTTGCACCCACGGCGACGGAAATGATAGGATTTATTATGTCTTTCTTCAGCTTATTTGTGCGCTTTTCTTCTGTGAAGCGTTCCTTGCAGTCATAAAGAGCGGACACCAAACTAAGTGTCCCCGGTGCGTACTCCGGAAGAAGAACCCCCATTTCATCTTGACAGATTTGGAGGGAGTGATATTCGAGAACTTCCCCTGTCTGCACCACAGGTAACGCCCGATATGTAGACTCCAAACAATCAATGAGGGCTGCCGAAGATATTGAGTCGGGTGCGACATGAAGTACCTTTGTACTTCTCCAAAGATGCGTAACTTGCTTGAGAGCTTGGGTCTTACCGACTCGTGGCGGCGCAACAAGGACAACAAATGTGTTTGGATAGACTTTCCCTGAGCCGAAATAGGTGTAAGTGCGTCGTTCAAGCGCCCCGGAAAGGGTGGAAATCGCCGCCCAGCGGCGAAAGATCTCTGGAGAGTTAACGTCTTTCGTTGCGGCGAGAAAGTTCTCAATCCAATCTCCCTTCCCAATGGACGAGGCCGGAAGGGTTGAGGATGGAGGTGATGTTTCCTGCGTCATCCTTTACTTCTTTCCTGTAGCCCCAATTATATCCGACGTAGGCGTCGCCGGGGATTGTCATTGTTCTGGCGCTGCAACGCAGCGGTACTTCAAATTGTTTCATGGCGTTAGACATGATGTAATCTTCGTCGTCATCTTCCCGGAAGAGGAATACGATGTTATCGTGGTTCTGCAACAGAAGACGGATGCGATGGCCGAAGAAAGACCAAACGTTGAACAACCCTAAATTGGTCATATGTGCGATAGCACTTTGGGGGCCGTGGGCGATAGCTTCCCGCCACGTTGAGGATGATTTTGGATGTTTTAGAAAACGACGCGACCAACCAAAAGGAGTAATAATGGGTTCCTCGTTTTTTATCCGGTCGATTACGTAATTTTGCCACTTTTGAATTCCCTTGAATTCATCGAAATAAATCTCAACGGCTTCGCCGACCTTCCGTTCCGGAAGAAAGGTTTCTGCAGCTAGAGTGCGGTTAGTGCCATAATAATTAGCGCCATGCCCAATACGCTTACATTTATCTCTAAGAGAAAGACCATGAGTAGCAAGGGGGTGCTTCTTATCAGAAGCGAGTTTCTTGTCGGATTTATCATCACCAGTCCAAGGCAACTCAGGCCAAACCAACCGAACAACATAAGTGTGTACATCGCGGTTCTCGCAAAAGTCTAGGTATTTCCAATCACCGAAGAGAGTTCCACAAATCCAGCCGACTATCCTGCTTTCCGCTTGCTCTTTGTCGATAGAGCCCATCTTCCAGCCGGGATCGGCCACATACACATGTCGTAATTCCTCGGCGACGTTTTGCAGGTTTTGAGACGTATCATCAATCCAACTGGATGAAGCAAGTCTTCCTGTTGTAGTAACTCCAATGGAGTAAGTAGTGTGGGCGCGGCCGTCGGAAGATATGTCACTCTTCAACCTCTTATATTCCTCCTGTAACCTGCGGATTTCAAGTACAAGCACGGCCACAGGGCGGGCCAAGGTGTATTCCTTGAGCTTAGTAAGTACCGCCTCGTCCATTGGGAGGGAAACGTCGCCCGCCGCGTAGACTTTAATGGGCGGAATTCCGAGATAGTCATAGAAAAAGGACTTCAGTTGAGGCCCGGAACGGGAGTTAAGAAACTTAGGGACGTGCTCGCCCGCGTCACGTTTAACCTTCTTGACTGGCAGTAACTCCAACCTTTCACCAAAGTAGTCGAGAAGTTCCTCGTAGGATACAATCTTGGCGAGGACTTCTGCTCTCGCCGCTGTTCTGGCTGGTACATCAACTTTTATCCCTCTCATCATCATTTCAAGGATAGGCGCTTGGAGAGCGATTTCAAAAAGATAGGTGGAGTTATCTTTGCGAGGAAGTTTTTCGTAAATTTCAAGGGTTATGGGGGAGTCCAGCCCATTGTAGATTTGGAGTTCGTCGAAGGGGGAGAGATTTTTTGGATTGAGGGTGGAGGTTTGAATTAGTCGCATTCTTTTTCTTCTATAGAAACTATATTAGAAGTTGTGAGGATAATGGATTTTGTACTCTCTTCATACTTTCCTGCGGCATAAGGTCCATCTTCTTTTTTTGGTGGAATGAATTTTTGGTAAACTCTGGTGTAGAGTATTACTTTATGGTCCACTAAATCCTGCGCTAACTGTCGAAGGGAACAACCAGACTCAATAATAACTATGTCACTTTCATTGTTAGTGCAGCTAGTAAGGACTACTAGGTATCTCATTACTTAGATCCTTTCCGTGCGATCATGGATTTCTGGCGGTCAACCTTGGCCGCAAGCCTACGGGCGGCAACGCCTGCATCGGCCTTGGTGAAGTGCGGACGGGCTTTCGCGTGGATGTGGCGGTAGCCATTCTTAGCCTGCGCACGGCGGCGCATGGCAGTTTTGCAAACGCTCATTATTCCTCCTTCTTCAGTTCCTCACCGCTCCTGCGGTGCATCAATTTCCAGGAAGCTTCATTGCAGTATAAACTACCCATGTAGCCAAGGCTTTTCTTCATCTCGGGGTAAAGAGAATGGTGCAACAGCATCGTATCGGCGGTGCAGTTTCTGACTGTAAGGCCCGTGCGGAACAAGTACTGTAAATCGTAGCAACCATTCTGGAAAAGCTTCTGGCCCGGAAGGCAAAGGATTTCTTCTACCAACTTCCATGCACAAATCTCGCTATCAATATCAGCCCAATAATTACCGTCAGATTTGCGCATATCGCGAAAAGGAACGACAATTGAACTGGATCGCGAAGCGGCAAAAGAGATACAAGTGATAAAGCCATCCGCTGTTTCAATGTCCGCGGAAATAATTTCAGCATCATGGTTCTCCGTTATCCAATTTCGGATATCTTGAAGGTCTGGTTCAATGGCGACAACTCGTTCTTCTCTTCGGATTTCCGGAAACTCACTCTCCCGAAGAGCTTTCTGAAGGTCCATATTGAAGGTTATTCTTTCGTGCCAAGCGCGCAGAACAAAAGCCGGATGGTACGTAGGGATAACCTTCTTACCAGAAACAAGCGAACAAGCAGCAACGGCACCACGTATCTTTGAAATACCGACAGCCCCCAAGAGCGCCCAAGTAGAGAGATTGCCCATTGCGACGATGACATTGGGATCGGCTTCACGAATTTCCCTAGCGAGTCTCGGCAAAGAAGATAGATAGTCGGGGTGCAAGTATTTCCCTTTAGCCACAGGCGAATAAAGATAAGTCGGCGGGAGGTCTTTCTTGCCGACGCAGAATTTGAGGATATCATTATTAGGCGGGCGTTCCTGAATGACATTGGTTATGTAGCAGGAAGGGCGGGAGATGCCGACCAATTGAAGGGTTTGGTTGAAGAGACGACCGGAGGAACCGACGAGAGGGAGTTCGGCTTCATCTTCTTCCTTTCCGGGAGCTTCGGCAACGAACATAATCTTGCACGGCTTGGGGCCGACGCCGGGAACGGTCAAAGCTTTTCCTCATACCGCTTAGAGAGCTTCGCGATGTTGAAGGAAAGGACTTCATTGAGCGTCAACCCGTTGGCGTCCATCATCAAGTGGAAGTACCAATAGATATCACCGAGTTCGGAGAGAAGAGTATCCCTCGTAAGAGGAACCTGCTTCCCGTACAGGGTTTTCTTTATAAGATCTAGGACTTCCGACGCTTCGCCCGACATGCCAATAGCGGCGTGAAGAGATCGGTTGAAAGAGCGAGAGAAATGGGTCAGGTGATGGGGAGTGTTTTCTACTTTCTTGTGGAAATGGGAGTATTCTTCGAGGAGTTTCATACCTCTCTCCCATTGGCTTTGCATGCTTCAAGGAATCCACGCACTGCACTTTCGTAATTATGGCGTACTCTTGGGTAATCATCGTCAACTACGGCTGTCATCTGGATTGCTCGATAGCACACAGCTAAGTAATCCATAGCGTCGAATTCTTTGCTTTGTTTTTCCATTTGCTCTATTTGTTCTTTGGTAAAGAAGCTCACTTCTCATTCCTCCTATCAAGTATCATCACCGCACAACGGGCGTAGCCAGCTATGTCCAGCCAAGAGTCGAAGTGGGAAGGGGATTGGATAAGGCGGGCGATCTTGATGCAGATAGAATCAAGAGCCTCCCGAAGAACTTCGTCTTTGCATTCAAAAACTACGTCCTTTAGTTGCTGAATACGGATGAAATTCTCCTGCGGATGGCCGTAAATATCCGCGCGTTCTTTATTCACCATTCCGGCGAGAGCGGAATCGAACTTCTCGGTATTAGAGAGTTCACGGTCAGGCGGGGTTTGCGGCCCAGGATATTGTTGATAACCGTAAGCGTCAGTCATAACTTTCTCCCAAAAAGAAGGGGGC